GGAGTCCAAGCGGTGGGACCAAACGCGGCTCCGCCGCCGCCTGCTAGACGGGGCCTGGAAGGACGATCTAAACGATAGACTCCGGTCCCATCTCGGAACGACGCGCCGCGAAGCATGGGGGGCGCTCGACATGAGTGCCAACCCCTTCCGGGTGATCTGCCGGGAGCTAAGCGTGCTCTACGATCGGACCCCGCAGGTTCTCCACTCGGAGGAGTCAGCGTTGCCACTGGTGGGACCGCGTGGCGCAGTGCATGAGTCGGGGTTGTGGTCATCTATGCGCCGCTTCCAGTCCTGGGTGATTGGCTGCCGGGAGTACCTCTTGCGGGTTCATGTGAGCGCCGATGGGATCGTGAGATACCGACCAGTCCCACCGGATATGGTCCACGCCATCGCGAACCCGGACGCTCCAGACGAACCGCTGAAGATTTGCGAATTGAGGCTTCGGAAGCGTGCGAACGGTGACCCGGTCTGGACATATGACGTGTTGGATATCCGGGAGAAATACAACCCAAAATACCAGATCTTCGCCGCAAAGGGCTTCTATAAAGACAACGCTGTTGACCTGACAGAGGAGTTCCTGGGCCGCGATATGAGCGGATACAACTACCCCTATGTGAAGAAGGACGGCACGCCCGTCCTGCCATATCAGCTTTACCACGCGGAGCGCCTGGGCGACCGTCTTTGGGACCCCTATGAGATGATAGAATGCGTGGAGGGTAGTCTGAATTTGGCGGTGGGGTACTCTATGTGGTACCACGTTTTAAGAGATTCAAGCTGGCCACAGCGGTGGATGGCAAACGCCCGGATTGCGGGGTTGGACGTTTCAGCCGGGGATAGCCCGCGTGCGGAGATCGTAACAGACCCCGCGGCGGTTCTGATGTTGGAGTCCCTGGACGATGGTCAACAGGTCATGGTTGGTCAGTGGCAGTCAGGCGGGGATGTTGAGAAGATGGAGGCCAGCCTTCAGTCCTTCGCGCAGCGTCTAGCCCAGGATGCGGGTCTGGGGGCGAGTGATATCCAGCGAATGAGTGGCAACGCCCGGAGCGGGTACGCCATTGCGCTGACGAATTCGGGGAAGCGGGAAGTGGCTCGCCGGTTCGCCCCTCAACAGAGATGGGCAGATGAGGCGCTAATGGCGAGGACTGCCATCATCTTCAATCGAGCGACCGGGAGCGCCTATCCAGAGTCGGGCTATGAGGTGGTGTACTATGAGGTGCCCCTAAGCGCCCAGGAGAAGGAGGCCCAGCGCCGCGATGTGTTTGAGCGTTTGGATCGAGGGTTTATTTCCCCCGCCCAGGCAAAAGCAGAGATGGAGCCCGGTCTAACCGTTGGGCAGGCCGCCCAGGAATTAGCAAGAGTCCGCGCATTGCGCCGCGGGATGGAGGACAGATGAGTGATGAAGTGGATCAGGAAGAGTCCGATGCCGGACACCGCACGGACAAGCGGATAAAGAAGCTAACGGCTACAAATAGGCAATCGCTGGCAAGGATCAAAGAGCTAGAGGATGCGCTGGCGACCCAGGCCGCGGAGCGTAAGACCTACGAGGTGCTAGCCCAATCGCTTGAAGAGAAGGAGGCGCAGTTGAGCCACCAGCGGGTGGAGCATGAGGCGGAACGCGCCATCATGGCCCGGGGGATAACTGACGAGGAGGGCATACAGATTGCTCGATTCATGCACTCAAAACTAGGCGAGGACGCGCCCCCGATTGGTGACTGGTTGTCAGGCGACGGGTTGCCCAAGGCGGTCAGCGCTTATTTGCCGGTCGCTGCCCCACCGGATGCCCCGGCCCCGCCTGCGGATGCCCCTGCTCCAGTTGGCAACCCGGTCGCGGCCAATAACGGCGCCCAGGCCCAGCCCGCCTACTCTGGAAAGGCAGACTTGAAGGCAGCCGCCACTAATCTGGACTACTATCGTGCGAACCGGGATCAGCTACTGACCCCAGACGGGTTTCTGAAGTCGTCTTAGGGGTTTGACAACCGATCTCCGCGCTTATACAATGTCAAAGACAACACTATAACCAGTGGCCCGGGTCGCGCCCGAAATAGCTGAAACATCGCCACAAATGCTATTTCGGGAGACCATTTACCATGGCTACATTTTATGCAGATATCGCGGACCTTCGACTGGCCGCCGTTCTTGCCGCAGAGATCCAATTACTCCTTGCCGATCGTGCTTCGCTCTGGAGAAACCCCGCTATTGCTTACCTGGGCGACCAGTCAGGCAGTGGTTCAACCGTTCGCAAGATCCCAATGGCTGGGCTCTCCGGGTATGATGCCATGGCCGCCATTGCGGAGAATGTTGCGGCGACGGATACCGCTATTACAGACGCTAGCGTTAACCTGACCGTGGGACGGCAAGTCCTTCAGCGATCCATCAGTGACATCGCAAACGCGACAGACAGCGTCGGGCTCAATGTTGCCGCTCTGGCGCTTGATGCAGTAGGAAGCGCCGAGAAAAGGTTTACCTCTATGGTGTGCACATCGGGCGCTGGCTTTACAACCGTCGCCGGTTCAACAGGTGTAGCCATGAGCGTCAACGACTGGTTTTCTGCCCAGTTCGCCTTGACCCAGGCGTCCGCCTCTGGTCCCGCGATTTCGTGTCTTTATCCTAAGCAGTGGACCGACCTTCAGTCATCCCTTCGGGCTGAAGCTTCAAACTTGATCGCCTACACCCCTGCCGATCGCTCTCTGTTGGATCTGAAGGGGCAGGGCTTTGTCGGGACTTTTAATTCTGTGGACGTTTACGTGTCCACCCAGGTCCCCACCGCGAACGCTGGAGCAGACAGCGCGGGCTTCATGGCTGTTCAGAACGCCATCGGATACATTGAAATGAGCGTGACCAGCATCCGCGGAGGGTCCGAGGTCATCCCCGTGTCTGGAACTCCAATCTTCACGGAGATCCAGAGAAGCGCCAGTGGGGCCCTTACAACGCTGGTACATAACTACTATTGCGGCGTGTCAGTTCTGCAGGACGGCATGGGCGTTGCGATTATCACAGACCGCTAGGCTAGCTTTTGGGGCTGGCTCGGGGTCCGCTTGCGGTGTCCTCCGGGTTGGCTCTGGGCCAGTCTCAATTTAGGAGGACACAAAGATGGGTCATGATTTTGGAACAGGTAACACCACAGCCGCCACCAGCGGTTTCGCCACTAGCACCGCGGAGGCGCTTACCGGCGCGGGTTCAACAACCCGCCTGCGGATGCCCCCGTCGCCAAACTTCCTATACTGCCATCATCCAGAGCGGTGGCAAATAATGGACGGTGAGGTGTTGCCCGTTCTCCACAAGCTGGAGCAGTCCCCCGGGGTCGCGAACGTTTCCCCCAGGAACGGGGGGGATATGAGCGGTGCCATCGGTGTGAAAGTCAAAAACGGGTGGACCATCATCCCCCATGACGTTATCCCGGGCGGCTACGTTCGGAAGTTTGAAGGTGCATTTGGCCCGATCCACCTGACAAAATGGGAGACACCCCGTCAGCATGGGCTTCGAGCGTACGATCCGAAGGTTGACACCACCGGATACAGGGAATTCCTGCGCGACTTGATGAAGCGCGGGGTTCTGCAGCCCCCGATGGAGCATATCCTGGAGACACTGGTGGAGCGAGCCCAGGCCGCCGTAGACAGGTCCGCGCCGCATACCGCGACGGAAGCAGGAAAGAAGATACATGAGGCCGAGATAGCCAAGCTGCACGCGATCGAGGTTGCTTGTGGAATGCGTCAACCCGCCCCCAAACCGAAGACCAAGCGGAAGCGGACACGGTCCACGCCGAAGAAACCCCCAGAGGTTGAAACGGATGGATAGCGGTCTCAAATTCTGGCGATCTATCCTACCTGATGCGGTGAAGGGTGCCCCATCAGGGGCCCGCCCCATGCCTGACCGAATAGACGAATTCACCGGACAGTTGGTGTCCAACGGATACGCGCCAGACGAGGCCCGCCAGATAGCGGTAACCGCCGCGAAGAAAGAAGACCGGAGGCAGAAATGAGCAACGAGCCCACCGCACGCTTTCAAATGCCCGACCTGTTGGAGCGGGGGATGGACAACACGTTTACCCTGGACGCGTGGTATCAGGGCGCCTTGATCACAGACGCTGCAACCACGGGGACCTTTACCCTGTTTGATCCGTCTGGGGTGGCCAAGATTGGCCCATCCGCGTTCGCAGTTGTTTCTCTTAAGCCGTCAATAACGGTCCTCGATGCCAGTTCATCGGCCTTTGACTATGATGACGGATGGACCTGTGAATGGGATATTACGCTCACCACGGGCGAGAATTACATCTTTAGAAATGAGGCCGCAGTGGTCAGGCGGAAGCTTTACCCGGTGGTGAATGATCAAGACCTTTACAGGCGGGCCAGTTCGTTAAACCCAGCCGGGTCCAATCCCATCACCACGGTCTCAAATTATCAGGACTATCTTACCGAGGCATGGGTTACCATCCAACTCCGTCTGTGGTCCAGTGGAGACCGCCCGAACTTGGTGCTAAGTCCCGCCTCACTTCGCGACGTGCACTTGTTTTTGTCGCTGTCTTTGATATTCCGGGATCTGTCAACGCGTCTGAACGAGGCATATCTGGAGCACGCTGATAGGTACTATGACAATTTCAGCGCTGCCTGGGCCACCCTGAAGTTCCGATATGACTCTGGCGATGAGGACGGGGTGGCAAATAGCGACTTGCGCCGCGGTGCTACCTCTTCTGTCTGGCTCTGTGGGAGGCGCTGATGGCGGTTCTATCAGTGTCCGACGTTAGGCGCCGCGTTCAAGACAGGATCAACACAGCGCTATCCCCACAGGGGTGGCGTCCATCCCGTTTTGTTCCAGATCTATTCGGCAAGGACACAGACCAGATCGCGCCCCGGGTGTTCTCGGTGGGTGTCGGTACAAGTACCCCCATCGGAGACCGTCAGCGCGTGGCTGTGGGCACGGTGGTCGAGACTTTATTGTCAGTCCGGTTCGCTTGGCGCATCCGCGCTGATGCCCAGTTGACAGATTACGATGCCGCGCTCGATGCAGAGGAGGACCTATTGGCCGCTGTGATGAGTACATCACTGGTCAATTTACATATTCGCCTGGACTCAATCCCCACCCGGACCGTCTTTTCTGACGGCAACTGGTACATGGGTGAATTGTTGTTCAGAACGGAGCACCGATTAGCCCTAACCTGACACAGCCCTGGAGGCCGTTATCGCCCTTTCAAACGTAATTAAGAACATGCGGGATGGTTCCCTCGTCATAAATGACGGGACGGGCGTACCCATCAGCATCACAGTCCAATTTGACACCGGAGACTTCGCTATTAGCGGACTCAAGGCCAAACTGGCAGAGACTAACCCTT